GATGGAGTTGCTGCCAGCGCAGGGAGCATGGTTGCCATGGCAGGCGACCGTGTTGTAATGCCTGACAATGCATTGATGATGATTCATAACTGCTGGAGCGTTGCCAGCGGTGATGCAAATTCAATCAGAAAATCTGCTGATTTGCTTGATACCTATTCGTCAAGCTATCGCACCACGTATGCCAAACGCTCTGGCCAAAGCGAAGAACAGGTTACGGCTTGGATGGATGCAGGCGGCGGAGCTGGCACATGGTTCTCTGCTGCTGCTGCAAAAGATGCTGGGTTGGCCGATGAAGTGGTTGCACCGGTTGATGTAAGGGCCAGTTCCCCTTTGCTACCGCAAGATCGGTTTATTAATCCTCCCTCGGACTTATTGGATCTTGTGGCAGTTAGTGGACTCACTAGCCTGCCTGAAGGAGACGCAATCCATGAGCCCTCCGAGATAAACATGACCACGCAAACTCAGGCCGGGGGCGCACCGGCCACAACTGCAGAAGTGCTGCCTGTGGCCACCGCCACGCCTGAGGCTGCACCTGCCATCACTCCAGCTGCACAGGCTGTAGAAACTGCTCCTGTAGCAAGCAATGAATCTGCCACGGTCGCTGCCCTGCGCCGTGAAAGCGATATTCGCCGTTGTGCCGCTCAGGCAAATTTGTCTGCTGATGTTGTTCAAGGCTTTGTTGATGGCGGCAAGCCTTTTAGCGATGTAGCGCTTGAAATTGTCACTGCCCATGCCGCTGTGGTAGAAGGCCGCGCCTCTGGCGCTGGCCATCCTGCTCGCGTTAGCGTCACCCGCGATTCAGGCGATACCCTGATCAAAGGCATTGGCGAAATGCTTTATGCCCGTATTAACCCAGGCGCAGAGATCGGTGAAATTGGCCGCCAATACCGTGGCTATTCATTGCTGGAATGCGTAAGGATTTTTGCTGATAGCCGCGGTATTTCTACTGCTGGCCGTAGCCGCAGCGAGCTGGTTGCATTGGCTATGCATAGCACCAGCGATTTCCCGCTGTTGTTTTCAAACCTAGCCGGCAAATCTCTTGATGCTGCCTACCAAGAAGAACCCCACACTTGGAAACCTCTGGCCCGCCAGCGCAACCTGCCTGATTTTAAAAACGCTAATGATTTAGTAGTTGCGGCAGACCTGGCTCCCGAGCAATTGCTTGAGGGTGGCGAATACAAGGCAGGCACTCTTAAGGAAGCTCAAGCTACCTGGAAGCTGCTCACCTATGCTCGCAAGGTCGTAATCAGCCGTCAGGCAATCATCAATGATGACCTGTCAGCTCTTGAGCGGGTGCCCGAATACCTGGGCCGAGGCTTCCGCCGTCTTGAGTCAAATCTTGTCTGGGGCCTAATTACCGGCAACGCTGTTACCAGTGTTGATGGGGTCGCACTATTCCATGCAAACCATGCCAACACTGGCAGTGGTGCCATTGGCATAGCTGGCTTTAACGCAGCCAAAAAGGCAATGCGGAAGCAGACAGACATTAGCGGGGCTATTGTTAACCTGAGCCCTGATTATTTGATTGTTCCAACTGACCTAGAAGCCACCGCCCTTCAGTTCCTTTATCCCTCTGGTTACTCTCCAACCAGCCTAACAGGTGCATCTGGCCCGAATGTGTATGCAGGATCTGCGCAGCTGATCGTTGAGCCTCGTCTTGATGGCAGCGCCACCCAGTGGTATGCAGCCACCGCTCCCAGCCGTGTTGAGGGTCTGGTTTACGGCTATCTCGCTGATGAGCCCGGCCCAACAATTACTCCCGTGCCTGAACGTGATCCTGATGGCTTGACCCTGCTGGCCCGCTTCGATTTTGGTACAGCAATTAAGGATTACCGCGGCTGGTATCGCAGCTCCGGCTCCTGATAACAATATGGGCCAGCTTTGCTGGCCTTAATTCACCCAACCAGGTATTTACTCATGGCTAAAAACTTCATTCAAGAAGGCTGCGCTCTTGCCCTTACGGCACCTTATGCCGTATCTAGTGGTGGCGGCGCATTGGTTGGCGCCACCTTTGGCGTTGCCGTAACTGACCTTGCCAACGGCGAAGTCGGTACATTTTTGCTGGAAGGCGTATTTACTCTGACCAAAAAGACCGGCGCTAGCACCGGCGGCTCCCAAGGCGCGAGGGCGTACTGGGTTGCGGCTGATAAGGCTGTATCCGCTGTATCTAGCTCTAATACGCTGATTGGCGTATTTGCTAGCACTGCTGCCGATGCTGATGCTACGGCTGTTGTACGGCTGAATAGCTCATTCTGATGGGCTGGGCAGCCCTGAATCAATTCATGAATCGGGTTGCCCTTGCGCGGCTTGGAAGTGTCACCGTGACGGCTTATCCCGTCACGGGACAAGGGTTCCTATCTCAAAATTCAGAGATGGTCCTTGGCGGCCAAGTTGTAATTATTGATTATTCCCTTAAATGCAAAACTGCTGATTTTGGCGGTTTGAAATATGGGGATACGTTACAAATCGACGGGACTACATACAAGGTAGAACATCAACCATTACGGGTTGAAGATGGCCTGTTTTGTGTCATCCCACTGGTCCTTGCTTAATGACTGCTTCAAAAACTGAAAGGATTATTGCCGCTATGGTCTCGGCTTTGGCTGGGACAACTGGGGTAGGCAGCCGTATTTATCGTGATAGGCAGGAAGCAATATCTCGCGCTGAATGCCCAGCGCTTGTTATTGAACCTACAAGCGAAGAACATACATCAAGTCTGTTGCCTTATACAGACTCCACTTTGTTAGTAGATATCCATGTGTTAGTAAATGGCTCGCCTACCAGCACTGTGGCTGATCCCGTAAGGGCAAGCTTGCACTCCAGGCTTTATGTGGATGATTCGCTGGGCGGCTTGGTGCATGGCATTGAATCAGTCGGATGCCAATGGAGTTTAGAGCCAGCTGAAATAGGCGTGCTGGTATGTAGCTATAGGCTTAAGTTCAGAACACTTATCGCGGATTTAACTCAATGATTGACCCCACTAGCCTGATATTGGATGAATACCATGGGATCGGGGGTGAATACATCCTTGACCCTAAAACCGGCAAGCGATCACCAGTCTCAAACGAGGCAACTACCAACCCAGAGGATCTGAGTAATGACGCAGGACAGCAAAAAACAGGTAATCCTGATCAAGACGGAAGCAACTCCGGGGACGGATGCAACGCCGACCGGCAGCGATGCAGTATTAGTTAAAAGCCTTGAAATCACTCCTGTCAGCTCTGACACGGTAAGCCGCAATTTGGTTAGGCCATACTTTGGCAATTCGCCCATGCTTTTGGCAAATACTAAAGTTGAAGTATCCTTTGAGGTTGAGCTTGCTGGCTCGGGCACAGCTGGCACAGCGCCCAGATATGGCCCCGCTTTGTTGGCATCTGGCCTAGCCGCTACTACTGTTGCCAGTACATCTGTAACCTACTGGCCTGTAAGTGATAATTTTAGTACAGCAACAATTTATTTCCATGCTGATAAGATCAGGCATATTGTAACCGGCGCTCGCGGTAGCTTTTCAATTTCGGCCAAGGTAGGAGAAGTGCCGACTATTAAATTTCAATTTACCGGTCAATATAATTCTCCAACAGACGCTAGCAGCGGCGCCGTTACTTACTCAAATCAAATTGATCCGTTGATTTTCCGCCAAGGAAATACGTCAGCATTTAGCATTTTTGGCTATAGCGGCGCAATGTCATCATTTGAATTTGATATTGCAAACGAAATTGTTTACAGGGAATTAATTGGCGGTACAAAAGAAACCAAAATTACTGGCCGGATGCCTGCGGGCACCGTAATGATTGAAGCTCCTACTATCGCAGCAAAAGACTTTTATAGCATTGCCGTTGGCTCTGCCACTGGCGCCCTAACGTTCCTTCATGGAACAACTGCTGGCAATAGGTTTACATTCAACAGCTCAACTGTTGATGTAACAGCTCCTAAATACCAGGATGAAAACGGTATTTTGCACCTTTCAATTCCATACGTTGCAGTGCCGACAACTGCTGGCAACGATGAATTTTCCCTTGCTTTTACTTAATTATGGCATTTCAACTAAAAAACCAAACTACTACCTATCGGTGGCCGGCAGTTGTTGAATACCCAATTGATGGCGGCAAGTTTGACAAGGAAACTTTTGATGTCGAGTTTAAACGAGTTGCACAGGATCGGCTGCGGGAAATCGGCGTACAGATTGATAATGGTGAAATTACCGATAACGAGCTAGTAAACCAATTAGTGGTTGGGTGGGCTGGCATCAGTGATGAAAAAGGTGATGATTTACCATTTAGCCAATCAGCGTTAGAACAGCTTCTTAATGTGCCATTAGTAGCAAGTGCAATTGCTGCAGCATGGCTTGAAAGCTTGGCTAAGGGTAAGAGAAAAAACTAATTGAGGTCGCTGAGCTATGGGCTAGCAGCGGCCAAGAAGAGGATACAACAGTACAAGATGGCCTTGTGCTTGGGGTAATTATGCCTGAGCCTGTCCCAAAGGAGGTGATTATTCATCCAGAGGCAGAAGCTGCAATTGAGATGTTTTTCCGCGTGTCAACGCAATGGAGGTGTGGCGCCAGCGGAGCCATTGGCCTGGACTATAACGCAGTTCAATGGTTGTTTAGCATGTATACAGTTGATGATCCAACGGCGATGCTTGAGGATCTGCAAGTTATGGAAAGCGCTGCCTTGGCTGTTTTGTCACGGAATAACTGATCATGGCAACAACGCTTGACGCACTGCTGCGAATAAAGGCTGATGTGCAAGGAGCAAATAATATTGTTGCATTAAATCGTGGCCTACAAGGTGTTGAGCGTACTGCAATTGGCGCATCTGCAGCAATGCGCGGGATGGCGGGATCATCTGCATTGCTAACTGGCTCTTTAGGCGCCCTGGCACCGCTGCTAACTGCAGGGGGCATTATTGGCCTGGTCAATGGCGCAATAGAGGCTGGCGACGCAATGAATGACTTAAGCCAGCGCACTGGCGTTAGCGTTGAGGCATTGGCAAAGTTTAAAAAAGCAGCTAGTACAAGCGGCACTGATATTGATTCTGTTGCCAAGGCCTTGGGCAAGCTTAGCAAGGGCATGTATGAAACCGCGACGACTGGCAAAGGCCCTGCTGCCGAAGCGCTTAAAGTGCTTGGGATTAGTGCTACTGACGCAAGCGGAAAACTCAAGAGCGCTGATCAAGTAACACTAGCAATTGCCAACCGATTTAAAACAGTCCCCGATGGAGCCGCTAAAACTGCAATTGCAATGCAATTGTTTGGGAAGGCAGGCGCTGAAATGATCCCAATGCTGAATATGGGAGGTGACGCAATTGATAGTTTAAGTGTCAAAATGACAACAGCTTTTGCTCAAAAGGCAGATGAATATAAAGATAAAATGGCAATGCTATCTGGTAAAGTTGGCGTATTAGGCGCTGATCTTGCTATAGCACTATTGCCTTCGCTTACGGCTGTAACAGATGCTGTAACGGCTGGCGTATCGGCATTTGACACGATGCCTGAAAGCTTAAAGGCAGCCACAGTATCTGCTGCATTATTGGCAGTGGCATGGGGCCCACTTAAGTCTGCACTCAGCACTGGTGGTCTTGCTATTAAAGCCTTGGCCGGCTCAATGGAGCTGCTTAAATATCAAACTGCACTGGCTGGCGGTGTTATGCCGTTGCTAGCTGGCGGCCTTGATGCAGTTAAATTGGCGATTTTTGCTATACCAGGCTGGGGTTGGGCTATTGCCGGTGGAACTGCCTTGGCAGGATTGCTTGCATGGACATATAAAACAAATAAAGGGTTCCGAGATTTTGCCAATAATTTAGGAGATGTTATCGCAAGTGATTTTAAAAATGCCATGGATAAAATGGCAAGCCTTACTACACAGACAGGGGCTGGGATAAGCAGCACTTGGAACAGAGTTTTAGGGTTTGCACAGCGTATCGGCAAAAATATTGGCCAAGCATTTGCTGGGCCATTTGGATTAATTGCTGATGTTGCGACCGAAACTATGCGTAGCGTTAGCAACGCTATTAATGGAATGGTCAATGCAATACCAAAGCCAATCCGTGACAAGCTTGGCATGGCCGCTAGCCATGCGATTTTGGGGCCACTCGCGGGGTATGCAGTTGATGCAATTACGCGGGCGAGTGCAATGGGTGCTAGAGATGAAAAAAGCAATGCGGCTAGCAATAAAGAATCAAACAATCAATTGCAAGCACTAGCACTGGTCGATAAGGCAGCTGCTGCTGCTAAAGCTAAGGCAGAAAAGGAAGCAGCTGCTGCTGCAAAAAAAGCAGCTGCCGAGGCCGAGAAACTAGCGGTGGAACAACAGCAATTAAATGAAGCTGTAGTGCGGGCAAGAATTGCGCTGGATGATAATGCATTTAAAAACGCAATGGACTTAATCCGACGTCGATATGATTACGAAAATGAATTACAAAATAAGCTGCAGGATAACTGGGTTAAATCTTTAACTGGAACTTCACGCGAGGCTGCAAATCAAATTGTTAGTTTTATGCGTGATTCCGAAGCATTAAATAAACGGGTCTTGCAGGCACGGCAAGAGAGTGAATTAAAAACTCAGGCATTAAAATCTGCATCAGCGTTAGATGCAGTTACATCTCAGGGGATCGCTGGAGCGTCAATGCCTGGACGCTATCCACAGAGCGGGATTGTAGCCCGTACTGGCTCAACTGGAGACAGCACTGGCCCCCATCTTGATATAAGGTGGGCAGACGGACGACCAATCACAAAAGCCGATGCAGATAGATATTTTGTTCTAAATGGTAAGCCTCCAAGCAGCTATGGGATTACAAGCGGGTACGGGCCGCGTAACTTGTATGGTCGTAGCTTTCATGCTGGCATGGATTTTGGCACGCCATCTGGAACACAGGTCTCACTAATTGGTGTCGCGTCCTTAAACAAAAATTTAGGATATACAGGCGCAGGCGGATATGCGGCAGAAGTTTCTACGCCTCAAGGAGCAATGCGAATATTGCATTTGCTGGCAGGCTCTGTAGCAAATGCCACAACTGGCGCCGCCGGATCAGGTTCTGTACTTCAGGGCCGTGGCAATGCTGCACTTCAATTGCGGAACCAAAAAACTGATGCATCAGTTGGTATAGCAACAGCTGATAGCGCACAAGCAAATAAGTTTGCTGATGATGAAGTTAAGCAAACAAAAAAACTTCAAGAGCTTCTTGGCAAAGGATTCATCCTTGACTACACAGCAGATATAAAGGCAGAAAGCGATGCACTAGAAAAACAAAATAAAATATCGGCTTTACGCAATAAGTTGCAGTTAGAAGGCATGAAGCCAGAAGTAATTGACGCTGAGGCCAAAAAATTAGAAGCCATAGATAAGGTTAATGATAAAACTAAGATTTTGTTTGATATTAGCAAGAATAATAAGCTAAGCGCGGAGGACATTGCGATTCTTAACGGCGCCATTGCCAGCCTGGCCGAAAGCTACCCAAAGCTTGCCGCGAATATAGATGAGGCAACTAAATCTCAACTTGCCTTTAATCAAGCAATGGATCAGAAGGAAAAAATTAAGCAGTTGTCCGATGGAATTGCTAGCACCATAACGAATGGAATTGGCCAGGCTATTGATTCGTTGATTGATGGGACCAAAAAATGGGGTGATAGCCTTAAAGAAATCGGTGCCGGTATCTTAAAAGATATCGGAAAGCAAATAATTCAAAATGGCGTGATTGCGCCATTAACTAAAAGCATCAGCGGTGGCATTGGTAATTTGCTTGGCGGGATTAAGTTTGCTGAAGGCGGCATCATGACCTCAGCAGGTCCAGTGCCACTCCGGCGCTATGCAAGTGGCGGGATTGCCAATAGCCCACAGCTGGCGATGTATGGCGAGGGTCGCAAGCCTGAGGCGTATGTGCCACTACCTGATGGCCGTTCGATACCCGTCAAGTTAGATGCTGCTGGTGCATTGGATCGTTACCCACGGTTTGATTCAAGCGGCAGCAGCGGCAGTGATGGCGCCCCTGGCGGCATGGCTGCTGGCGATGGTGGCACAGTGCTTGCGATGAATTTTGAGACCACACAGTTCCTTGGCCAGGATTGGGTGAGCAAAGATCAGTTGATGGCCGCTATGGCTGAATCCGAGAAACGCGCCACCGCAGCCGGCGCAAGAGCTGGAGCCCA